GAAAGCGCGCTGCTCACGCGGCTGGCCTTCGCCGATCTGCTGAAGCGGCACGGGATTCCCAATCGCTGCGTCATGGATAACGGCCGCGCCTTCGCCTCCAAATGGATCAGCGGCGGCGTCAAGAACCGCTATCGGTTCAAGGTGCGGGAGGAAGAGCCGCTGGGCCTGTTGCCGTCGCTTGGCATCGGCATCAGCTGGACGACGCCCTATTCCGGCCAGTCCAAGCCGATCGAACGCGCCTGGCGCGATGTGGCCGACATGATCGCCAAGGACCCGCGCTGCGCGGGCGCCTGGTCGGGCAACCATGTCGATAACAAGCCGGAAAATTACCGCGAGAAGGCGGTGCCGCTCGCCCATTTCCTCGAAATCGTCGAGCAGGGCATGCGCATCCACAAAGAGCGCACCGGGCGCCGGACGGAAACCGCGCGGGGCCGCAGTTTCGCCGAGACCTTTGCGGAAAGCTATGCGGCCTCGCCCATTGGCAAGGCCACGGAAGAGCATCTGCGCCTCGCCCTGCTGACCGGCGAGCAGCTGCGCCCGGATCGCAAGAGCGGTGCCGTCACCATCGCCGATAATCGCTACTGGTCGCCGGAACTCAGCCGCCATGCGGGCCAGTTGCTGACCGTCCGGTTCGATCCGGACGACCTGTCGCTGCCGGTCCATGTCTACGATCAGGTCGGACAGTTTCTCTGCACGGCCGAACGTTGGGACGCCTCCCGCTTTGACGACATGGGCGCGGCGAAGCGTACCGCCAAGCTGCGCGGCGACCTGCGCAAGACGGTGCGCAAGGCCCGCGACATTGAGCAGCTGCTGTCGGCCGAGCAACTGGCCGATCGCATGCGGATGGAGGTTGCCGCCACGCCGATGCCCGAACCGGCCGTCCTTCGGCCCACGCGGTTCCGGGGAAATGCGGCCCTCAAAGCCGTTTCAGAGGCCTCTCCAAGGGCTTCTCAGGACAGTTTCATCGAGCAGTTTTCCAGCGCCGTCAGCGGCCTGCGGCTGGTCGAATGAGAACAGGCCGTGGCGCGTGAGTTGGAAGGCGCACGCCACGGCCTCCTACCGCGAGGCGAGACGCCCGCGACAAGCGAAAGGTGGTTAGCATGAACAATGTAAACGAAATAGAGGAGTCGCCGGAGTTCATCCAGGATCAGCGGGACTGGCTCAACGAGCATAAGCAGGTCCGGGGCTTGAGCTGGGCGCAGCTTTCCAGTCTGATCGGCCGCCCCGGCTCGACCCTGTCGGTCTTCTCCAGCGGAAAATATAACGGTGGTCCGGCGGCGGGCGGCAATGGCGAGATCGCGAAGCTGATCTATCGCTATCGCCAGACTCTCAGCCGCCAGGCGGAACTGAAGGTCGAAGCGCCGGAAATCCCCGGCTTCTTCAAGACCCGCACTGCCAGCGAAGTCATGCACCTTCTCGCCTGGGCGCAACGCGGCCGCATGACGCTTTGGGCTGGCGGTCCTGGTACCGGCAAGTCTTCGGCGGCCAAGGAATATGCCGAGCAGGCGAGCAACGTCTGGTATGTGGAACTCCTCAAGTCCACCGCATCGATCTCCGCGCTCTGCAATGAAGTCCTTGCGGCCATGCGCGACTTCACCGGCCCGACCGGCACCGCCCGCCTGTCCGCTTATGTCATGGGGAAGATGCGGGACACGCAAGGCCTGTTGATCCTGGACGATGCGCAGCATCTCAACATCGACCAGATCGAGGAGGTCCGAGGCTGGTTCGACAGGACGGGCGTGGGGATCGCGTTCCTTGGGAATGAACAGGTCGTCTCCCGCATGGAAGGCGGCGCCCGCAAGGCCGAGTTCGCCCAGCTCTATAGCCGCGTCGGCCTGCGCATGATCCGCTCGCTTCCACTGCGTGACGATGTGGACGCCCTTGCCACCGCGTGGGGCGTCGAGGATGGCGACGTACTGGCCATGCTCCAGAAGATCGGCTCGCGACCGGGTGGGCTGCGCAGCTGCACCTACGCCATGGAACTGGCGTCGATGCTGGCGCGCGGCGAGAACAGCGAAGTGGAACTGCGCCACCTGGAACGCGCATGGTCGCAGCTTTCGACCCATCCGGTGGCGGCATGAGTGTCGAGGCGGAGATCATGCATCTCAAGACGCTGCTGGGCGTCCGATCCGATAGCGCCCTGGCGGACGCCCTGCGGATGGGCAAATGCAATGTCTCGATGTGGAAGCGGCGCGGCCGGGTATCGGCAGGCGTGCTGCGTCGCGCCGAACTGATGGCGCGGCATGGCCAGATCGAGCAGGGCGACAGTCTTGAACGGATCGCGTCGGAGATCGCGCTGCTCAACAGTCGCCTGGCCGATACGCGGATGAACAGCGCAAAGCTGGCAGCAGACCTGGAACAGCTTGCGGCGCGGACCCGCGCCCTGGGATGCCCGGCATGAGCGCGGAGTTTGACAAAGCGCTCCGCGCGCTGCTGACCAATCCGGCAACGGGCGATCTCTACAACGAGTGCCAGGTGCGCATGGCCGGCGTCTATATGGCGCTGGCGGTCGCGAGCGTGATCGTGCTGATCGCGCTCGCCATGGGGCTGGGAGAAGGTCGGTGATCGGCGCGACGGAAGTCGCGGTGCGATCCGCCCTCAATCTGTTGGTCGCGCGCATCGCGAGCGCGGTGCCCCGGCCGCTTTATTCCAACCGCGTGCGGGTGATCGAGATTGTCGACCGCGTCGCCTGGGAAACCGGGTTGAAGGCCGGTGACATCACCAGTGCTTGCCGCGCCGCTCATATCGCGCGGGCGCGGTTTGCGGTGATCTGGCTGGCCCGTGAACTGACCAGGTGCAGCCTGCGCCAGATCGGCTCCGTTCTCCACCGCGACCCGTCCACTGTCAGCGACGCAGCCCGGCGCGGCGAGGGTCTGCGCGCGACCGACCCCGCGTTCCGGCTGATGACCAACCGCATTCTCACTCATTTTCGTGATCTTCAGGAGGATTGATATGCCCGCAAATGCAGCTGTCAGGCATGATGAAGACAAGACCCGCAAAATCCTGCTCGCCAAAGTCCATCTGGCGAAGAAGCAACTCGGCCTGGACGGTGACACCTATCAGGGCGTGTTGATGCGTGTCGCCGGCGTCACCAGCGCGGGGAGCTGCACGGTCCCCCAGTTGCGCATGGTCGTCGGAGACTTCGAGCGGCTGGGTTTCACCGCCAAGGCCCGCAAGTCGGCGGGAGCGCCGCGTGCCGACCATCCCGTTGCCCGCAAGGCCCGCACGATGTGGATCTCGCTCGCGCTGCTCTGCGCGATCGACATCAACCCGACTGCCGCCATCAAGAGCGACAAGGCGCTGGAGACCTTCGCCAAGCGCCAGCTCAAAGCGGAGCGTCTTCAGTGGGCAAACCAGAGCCAGGGCGAAAAGCTGATTGAAGCGCTGAAGGCGATGGCAGAGCGTCACGGCTGGGATCAGTCGCAAAGGAACCTGGCCAAAATCCACTATGTCCACGCCCTGAAGGTCCGCCTCTGCTTTGCTATCCTCGCCAAGCTCCAGCGGGCGGGCCTGGCGGGCGCGGACTGGACGCTGGGCCAGGCGGCGTTCCGGCTCTGCGGCATCGGAGCAGTCGACGACATGGTCTGGTCGACGCAGCAGCTGGAGCATATGGCAAACGCGCTGGGCCGCCATTTGCGCGCCCATGGCGGCCGGGACGTCTTCCAGGAGATGCACCCATGAGCCGCCGAGTTCGTGCCGGTTGCGGTAGCCACATGCATGCCGCCTGGGATTCGCAGCCGATCCTGCGTGCCGGTGGACAGCCGCGCCGCCGTCTGCCTTTGGGTCTGTTGCCGCTTGTCTTCATGGCCGGGCTGCTGCTCGGCCTGGTGATCTGAGGCCGCCACCCCGCAATGAGCGACCGCCTTGGACATGAACTGCTGGCCTTGCTGGGCGAGAGCGCGTTTGTCGCTCTCGCCTCGGCTTTCGGCGGCCGCCGTCTCTATGTCCCCGGCGCGATCGCGACCGACCACGAGATCGCCCAGGCCATCGGCAATGATGCTGCGGCCCGCCTGTCCGCCCGCATGGCTCCCGCCGTCATTCGTGTGCCTCTTGCCCGCGAGATGCGCGCGCGCCATTATCGCGCGGCCGGTTTCAGCAATGGCGAAATCGCCACCAAATTGGGCCTCACTGAAACGGGCGTCGACAAATTGTTCCGGAGGATGCAGAACGCTCCGGTGAAGGGTGAGGCGTCCGACCGCCAACCCTCTCTGTTTCCAGACGATCTTCCCGACCTATAGCCCGCCTTGGCGGGCATGTAACTGGCGGCGCTGAGACCGCATTGCTTGGGTATGGCCCAAGAGCAAATCCTTCCCCAATTCGCCGACGCGAGCGCCCGATCAGGAGCGCTCGTCCATGGCTGAAACCACCAACAGGCCGATAGCCGCGATTGTCGCCACCGCCCTGGTCGCGGCGCCGACGGCCGTGGTTGTGAATGACCAGGCGGCGGACGTGGCCACGGCGCTTACCGAGAAATGGGAAGGGACAAAGACCGTCCCCTACAAGGACCTGGTCAAGAAATGGACCGTCTGCACTGGGGAAACCCGCGTGGAGATGCGCACCTATACGCTGGCCGAATGCCACGCCTTCCTGCGCAAGGCGATCCGCAGCGACTATGGTCTGGGCGTTCTCAAATGCACGCCATCGCTTCAGAACAGCGTCTATCAGCTCGGTGCCGCAATCAGCGTCGCCTACAATATCGGCGTCTCGGCCTGGTGCGGATCGACCATGGCCAGGCAGTTCAACGCGGGCGACTGGTTCTCCGCCTGCCAGGCCTTCTCCCTGTGGAACAAGGCGGGCGGCGTTGTCATCACCGGCCTGGTCAACCGGCGCAACGACGAAATGCGCGCCTGCTTCACCAATCTTTCGCCTGCCTACACGCTGACCGTGAAGGTCGCGGCATGATGGGGCTGCTCACTTCGGTCCGCCTCGTCTTCGGCGTGGCAGGGCAATTGCTGGTCGACATCGCTCGCTGGTTGTTCTCGGACTGTCGCCGACTGGCGATCTTCCTCCTAATTGTGCTGTGCCTTTGGCTGCTCGGCCAGGCAAAGCACAACGGCAAACTGGCTGAGAGTCGCCGCGTCCAGGCGGCGGGCTGGCATGCGAAATTCCGCGACCAGAAATCCGAGATGCTCAAGTTCATCGACCTGGTCCGCGCTGCCCGAAAGGAAGCGGCACGCAAGGATCGCGAGAATATCGCCCGCGTCGACCGCGAATGGTCGCTCCAACTTCATGAGGTGAACAATGGCTATCGGGCGGATTTGGCCGCTGCTCGCGCTGAGCTGGCTCGCAGGCTGCGGGACGCTCGCCAGGGAACGGGTGCAACCAGCGCTGCCGGTGGTGAGCGAGCAACGGCGATGCCCGCCATTCCCACCTTGTCCGCCGGACCTGTGCGGGCCGGTGAAGCGGCCATCGTGGATGGCGCCGATCTCGACGTCTGCACTGCCAACACCGTGACGCTCGAACACCTGCGGGACGCGTGGAAGCGGGCGGCGTCCATCGACGTGAACGGCCAGCGCTGAAGGCGCGCCGGGAATTGTTTTCTGCACCTGACCAAACGGGGGAATTTGTGAGTTCTGGAGCCCTACCGGCAATCTTGGCGCTGCTGCTCAGCGCCGCGAACATGCTTTGGACGTGGCACGCAAAAAGCCAGTCGGCCGCCGCCGACAAGGTCAAGAAGATCGAGGATGACCAGGACGCCCTGGCGAACCGCGTTCTGAAGCTCGAAACCGACTTCAAGCATCTGCCGAGCAAGGAAGACCTGTCCAAGCTGTCGCTCCAGGTTGAGCGCGTCTTCGGCATGGTCAGCAAGCAGGAAAGCGAAATCACCGCCGTCGCCCGCACCGTCAACCGGATCGACGATTATCTGCGAGAGAGAGCATGAGCTACGACGACAAGGTTGCGGAAGATGGCCGCCTGGTCATTCTCAAGGAACTGGCCGCCCAGGTCGACGGCCGGTTGAACGAAGTGACGCTGATGCGCGTGCTGGACACCTTCGCGATCAAGCGATCGCGGGAATGGGTCCGGACCCAGCTTCGCAAGCTGAATGAACTGGAGGCGATCCGCCTTTCCGAGGCCGGGACGGTGATGATCGCCCAGCTCACCACGCTCGGTCGCAACCATGTCGAGCGCCGCGAAGTGATCGACGGCGTGTCGCGTCCCTCCGACGATGTCTAGGCCGCAGCGAAAGAAGCGCGGCCTGCGCAAGGTGCAGCTGGTGCCTGCCAGGGCGATCCCGCTGCTGAAGGAGGCTGGCGTCGTCCTGCCGGATGGCGAGCCGGAGATCGTCTATGGCTATCTCGACAACCAGGGCGGGCCGCGTCGGATCATCGCACGCTATCCGGACGGCTGGCGCGCCGATCTGCGCATCCGCGTCGACGGCAGCTTTTCGCTGACCCAATCCATCAAGATCAGGGTGACCGCCCATGAACAATGATGCCGCCGATCGGCGCGAAGGCCGTGGCCGCCTGTCGACCATCGATCAACTGCCGGATGAGGCGGATGAGGATATCGTCTGGGCGCTGGAACAACTGCGTGGCCGATCGATGCCGCAGACGGTCATCGTCAACGAGTTCAACAAGCGGCTTGCCGATCGGGGAATCGCAGGGGTCAGCAAATCCGCCTTCAGCCGGTGGGCGGTGCGCAAGGCCATCCAGTTCCGCAAGATGGACGAAGTCCGGCACATCACCGCCGAGATCGTCACCGACCTTGGAACGGACGGGGCGGACCAGGTGACGGTCGCTGTTGCCGAGATGCTGAAGGTCGCCATTTATGAGCTGCTCGAAAAGGGCACGGCCGACAGCAAGGGCGTCATGGAAATGGCCCGCGCGCTGACCTCCGTGGTGTCGGCGCAGAAAACGTCGACCGAACATCGCCGGAGACTGGAAGAGCGCGTCGCGGCCCAGATGGAGCATGCGGCGGACAAGGCCGAGAAGGTCGCGACGGAAGCGGGCCTGACGGCCGAACGCGCGGCGCAGATCAGGCGCGAAGTGTTGGGGCTTCGGATATGAGCGCGCCCGATGTTTCCCGGTTCTGGAGACTAGGGCCGTTATCCTATTCACGCTCTACCGACATGGATTGCACCGTCATCCTGATGCACCACGTCAGGCTGGAGCTATGGCGCTTCCGCCTGGAGTTTTCCTATCAGACGCGGGCATCGATAGATCGCATCAAACAAGCCGATGCTCGTGGCGCTCTCCGTCGAAAGGCGGTCAAGGCCTGGGGCGAACCCGCGCACGTCGAATGGGCGCTGGACGATCATTGGGCGGATGGTGGCACCCATGAAAGCACCATGGCCTTGATGCAGCGGATCGTGGACGGAACTGAGAAGAACCCCTGGGCCGAGGCGGAGGCGTCGCCATGATCCCGCCGAAGAAGGGCAAATCTCAATTCCTCATGGCTGGCGCGGCGATGCTCGGTGCGTTGTCCGGCGCGGCCCAGCCCATGCCGGTGAAGCCCGTGCCGATCGAGCCGGTGCTGTCGCGCGACGCGGCCAAGCTGCCGCCCGAACTGCCACGCGGTTTCGAGCTTCCCGCCGATCATGACCCGTTGGCCGATGGCATCCTCATGCTCCACCAGAAGGAGTGGCTTGAGGATCAGTCGGACCTGAAGCTGGGGGAAAAGGGACGACGCACCGGCATTACCTATGCCGAGGCGCTGGACGATACGATCATCGCGTCGTCAGCCCGGTCGGCCGGCGGCGACAATGTCTTCTACATTGGCGACACGAAGGACAAGGGCCGCGAGTTCATCGGCTATGTCGCCCACTTCGCGAAGATCGTCGCGAAAGAGCTGGTCGACGTCGAAGAGTTCCTATTCGAGGATCAGCTCGAAGACGGCACGTCGAAGTTCATCAGCGCCTATCGGGTCCGGTTCGCATCGGGATTCCGCGTCGAGGCGCTGTCGTCCAGGCCGGAAAATATTCGCGGCCTTCAGGGCGTCGTCGTCATAGACGAAGCGGCGTTCCACAAGGACGTGCGCGCCGTGCTGGACGCCGTCAACGCGCTGCTGATCTGGGGCGGCAAGATACGGGTCATCAGCACGCACAACGGCGTGCTGAACCCGTTCAACGAGCTGATCACCGAAGCGAAGGCGGGCAAGGTCAATTACAGCCTGCATTTCATCCCCTTTTCAAAGGCGGTTGAGAACGGTCTTTTCAAACGCGTCTGCCTCACGCGTGGGAAGCCCTGGAGCCAGGAAGCCCAGGACCAGTGGGAAGCGACCATTCGGGGCGCCTATGGCGTCCGCACCGCCCAGATGCGGCAGGAGTTGGATGCGATCCCCTCCGACGCGGCCGGGTCGGCGCTGACGCGGGTGATGATCGAAAATAATAGCGATCGCACCATTCCCGTCGTGCGCTGGGCTCTGGAAGACGCGTTCAAGAGCGCCCCAGCCAAAGAGCGCAAGCAGATCATGGAGACCTGGCTTCGCGAGAAGCTGCGCCCACATCTCGACAGGCTCAATCCCGATCGCCGCCATGACTTTGGCCAGGACTTCGCGCGCAGCGGTGACGGCTCGGTCATCATCGTCAACGAACTGGGCCAGGACCTGGTCCGTCGCGGCAAGCTGGTGATTGAGTTGCGCAACGTCCCCTATGAGACGCAGCGCGACGTCGTCTTCTTTCTGGGCAACGCGCTGCCGCGCTTTGGTCACGCCGCCTTCGACGCCACCGGCAACGGTGCCTATCTTGCCGAAGTGGCGCGCCAACGCTGGGGTGAGCGAGTCAGCGAAGTAAAGCTGAACGCGGGATGGTACGCGGCGAATTCGCCTGCCTATATCGAGGCGTTCGCGGACGGGACTATCGTCGTCGCCGGTGACGATGACATCATCCGCGATCACCAGGCGCTCCAATATGTGGATGGCATCATCCGCGTGCCTGAGAATTTCCGGTACAAGGGCGGCGACG